TCAAATAACCAACTTAACCCATTCCTGACCTCGAGTATCGTTATAGCGATCGGTGGTTGCCTGGACTTTATGTCCTAGTAATGTTTTTGTATCGATACCCTGTGCACGGTACAGCCGTTCTGATAGAGAGCGTTGTTCATGAAATGTTGGCGGAGTTTTTCCTGCTGGTGGAATTATCCCAGCCAGATCCCGTGCTTTGGCAAAGTAGTCGCTCAGGTTGTCTTTACTCATCGGCTTCGGTTGTTTCTGGTGCCGACTATGGATTAGATATGGACTTAATATTCTGTCTCGGCACCCATCAATAACTTCTTTTAACGTTATCCCAATGGCATCACAGCGTAGTGTAAGCGGTAACGCCAGACGCATTCCGGTTTTTCCCTGGGTGATATGCAAGTGTTCGTTCCACACATCTGAAAAACGCATGTGGCAAATGTCATCACGGCGCTGACCAGTAACAATCGCAAGAAGCATTGCGTTACGGATAAAGTGTTTTTCAGGCGTTGCATTGTAAATTTTTTGCCAGTCTTCCATGGTGAGCCTGGCTCTGGTTACTTTAGGGATCGGTTTACGGGTAGCCTCCGGAGGATTCCATCCAGGAGGAACTTCCCCTGCATGCTGTGCTTCTTTATAAATATCAACCCATAATCCACGATTTACTCTCGCTGTGCTGACCATGTCTTTATCCAGCCACTCATCCAGTATTAATGCAAAGTCTCTTACTTCCAGTTCTTTCAATGGGTGGTTTCCCAGACGGGAAACCAGGTATGCAGCCATTCGAGTTTTTTCTTTGTGAGTTGTAGCTGCAATATCTCCATTTTTCAGTCGCGTGTCCTGTATTTTCAGATATCGATCAACCCATGCCTTTAATCTGATACCCCGACGTTTTGTTGCTGACGGACTTTCATCAATTTTGCGCATGAAATATTCAGCTTCTGCTGCAGCTATTCGCTGATTGGCTGTGGAAGCGATTTTTTCTGCCTTACCTTTGTCTGTTCCGAGTCCGTGAAATTTTCCAGTCACAGGATTTTTATACTGGTAGTAAACTCTGCCAGTTCTGCGATCAAACTTTTCGTAAAGACCGGCTACGTCAGTGCTGTTTTTTCGTGGCCTCGGTGACATGAGTTAAAATCTCCTTCAGTGCATCATCATCGCCAGTATGAATTTCCGGCGCAATTCCCGTTTCACCAGGCCCAACAAATACTGCTCGGCGATCTATCAGCCAACGCCCACGAATTTTTTGTGGCCTTGGAACGATGTATCCTAGTTTTCCGTATTTCACCAGGGTAGTGTTTGTTATTGGGAGACTGAACCGTTTTGGTTTCCACTCGTCGAGCGTTATCAGGTACTGTTCGCTCATGGCTATCACTCCGGAACGCGCCAGTTGCAGAATATCAACGACAACTGGCGACGGTTGAACATTAAAAATCAGCCTGACTCGGGATCAGTTTTTGCCAGATAACTGAAACGTATTTTGCCTGGTAACGGGCGTCATCAAGTGCATTATGGCGCTCACCTTCGAATGGAATAGCCGTTCTGGCATCGAAGTCTATGGCTTTCCCCAGCTCAACGATTGTGCGTACATCGCGATCGTTGTAGTAACGCCACGGGCAGGGGATCCCCTGCCGTTCGTATGAACGGCGCAAAATCGTGTTGTCGAAGTTGGCTCCATTTCCCCAGACCTGAACAAAAAATTCACCGGAGTTTTCGTCGATAAATTCCCGCAATTGTAACAGTGCATCATCTAACGGGATTTCATCGGTCATAATGGCAGATTGCGCTTCGCGTGATTGCTTAAGCCACCATTTAATGGTGTCTCGATCAATGACTCCGCCAGCAGTTTCCAGATCGATAGTCTTACTAAATTCCGGTCCCATATCTCCGGTTTGCGGATCGAAAAATATTGCACCTATTGAGATGATCGGGGCATCAGGATTTTTTCCCATGGTTTCAAGGTCGATCATTAGATGGTCACACGTCCTGCTGGTGGATGTGATTTCGTGATGACCGTTCACCTTAATTGAGTGATCTGCCGTCTCGCCAGTTTCATTATCGCTATTGTGATGCTGATTGCCGCCAGTGTTCTCCTTGTGCTGATGCGCAGTGCCTTCCATTTCCTCCGGATCATTTTCCTGAACTTCAGGCTGATTCTCTCCATCGAATATTTCCTGGTATGTTGCGTCACCCATCACCGCACCACAATCAGGGCAGTTGCCGCCACCGCTATGACCGCAGGCGGTGCAGATCTTTTCCGGTTCCTGTTGCACTACTGGTTCAGGTTGTTTCGTTTCTGGCTCGTTTTGTTGCGTATTTGGGCTGTTTTGTTCCGCTTTCTGGTCGTTCTGTTCCGTTTCTTGCTGGTTCTGGTTCACAGAATCGCGGGTCTGGATCCCCTTAACCCATTTCGGATCATTCGGGTCGCTAATCCCTTCAACAAATTCACCACGTGATACTGCAAGCAGTTCATCGGCGTCAGGCTGGCTGATATTGGCTGCCTGCATAATTTTGTTTACTTCGTCAGCGGTAACTTTTACTGACCCTGGTTGTGCGGTCGTGTCAGATGCACCAGTATTTTGTTGTGAACCTGAGTATGTACCGTTTTTGCGGGCGAAATATTCTTCTTTCGTGATTTCAGTAGCCCCGGCAGACAGCGCCTTATCCAGACCAGAAAGTTTGTTTGCGCGACCGTATTTTTCGCCATCCTTGTCGGTGAAGAGGAAGTAGAACGGCCCCTCACGTTCTACAGATGGTTCGACTTCCACTTTGCATTCGGTTTTTTCGTTGTCTGGAATTGCCGTTTCCACTGCATCAGTTTCTGGTACTGGCGACGAGAGAGTATCAGTTGCGCTCTGATTTGTTCCTTCATCTTCAAACACGCCCTTTGTAGTCAGGTATTCAGTAATGTATTTGTTCAGTGCCACAGGGTCTTTGTGAATGTCGATCGGACGTTCACGGACAAGGCCAAAAATAGTCTGGCGGTCGTAGCGAAGGGCATCAGGCTGTTTGCGCATTGATGCCGAGATACGCTTCCAGTCTTCGCGGTCGTTGTCGATAACTTCATTTTTTGCCCAGCGATGGATGCTGCCGTCAATGTTTCCGGCATCTACATCACCAGGCCAGAGAGCGTAGGCCAGTTCGTCATCCAGTGTTTTCCATGTCTGCTTGTATTCGCGATGAATGGCAGCAATGACCGGGCTGATTTTTCCTGTTGAATTTTCAGTGTACTGTTGATTGGCTCTGGCGCGGGCGAGATCAACAACAGACGTGTATTTTCCGGTTTCCTTGCGTTCACCTTCGCGACGTTTTTTCCAGATGCGCATCTCTGCCTGAATTTCGGGCCATTTAGCACCAGGAATACATTTATGCTTAACCCACCCAATGGCGTGCAACTTAAGCTCCGGATACATGGCGTTAACTTCTGGCATTTTCATCAACGCTTCAACGATATGTCCGTCGAATGTTGCCATGTCTTCCTGCAACAATTCCTGTGCGCTAATAACCATATCAACGGTGATGTTTTCACATGTGTCGAACTTAACCATGACAGCGTTCTGTACTTCAGGGGCCAGCTTGTCAAAAGTGACGTTCATCGGATCGGATTCAGTCTCAACCGGGACAAAAGAAGCAGACTCCTCATCCCAGCGGTTTTCCTGCATATATTCAGCATCCCATGAATCGAGGGCAGGGCGGGGTATGCCAGGTTTATCCTCGCAGACAATAAATTTATAAGCGCAGTCCTGAGCAGCCGGATAATGTTCCAGGAACTGCCAGTGAAATTTTGCTCGAGCACGGCGTTCGTCGCCAGCTTCAATGGCTGTGGCTACAGCCACAGCGCCTTCTTCCCTTGTTGCCAGTTCGTCAGGAATAGCGGCGCAAATAAAGACTTTACTCATTTTGTTTTAACCTCATGACAGATTTAAGGATGAACAAATCCCTGCCATTGCTGGCATATAAGAATGAAACCGGATATTTATTACGGAACTGTTTTAAAGACCTGCCGGGATTTCGATATTATCCTGGTGAATAACTTTATCGACCGGGTAACAGTTACCGGGAATTTTCTGTTCGGTTGCTGCAGTCACACACTCCTGCATTGTCCTGTGAACACTGACTGCAATATCAACTGGCTCTCCGGAAACAAGAAAAACTGTCAGAACAAGTGCAAATGCTGTATTCATTGCCAGCATCCTTTTTGTATCGGACGTAAACGGGCCAACATTGAAAGAATGCATATTTTATTTAATAGCTCCCGTTCGTGTTTTCTCTTGTTAATGGCATCTTCAGTAAATACAGGGTTACTGATAGTGACACCAATTTCAAAACAACCTTCAGACGTATTAACGTTTGGTAATAACGTTTTCATTATCGCGCCCTCAACAATGAGTTTTGTGATGCGGTGCCTGGTGCCTCCAGGTGACGTTAACCAGTTAACAATTAACGCCGGATACAGAGAATCCACCCATAACACTGTTTTTGGTTTTAACTGTTCCGCGTGCGCTTAGCCGCATTCACCGCATCACAAAATTCACTTTAAAAAGGGCGGCAGAGCAGTCACGGAGTAAAACTGATACCGCCAAATGTCACCAGAAAATTGATAACAGAGGGCGTTGCAGCGGGGTTGTCACTTAAGCGTATGGTCAACCTGACAACCCGGTGTCCTCAACGGGGGAAGGAATAACCCCGTCATACTTACCGCCGCGCCATTTCGCGGATTGCCACAACCGGAAGCGCACGGTCGACGAAAATTTAACGACAGGCTATCTATGAACCAGCTACCTCGCCGTGCGCTTTCGCGTTATGGTCTGACTTTTCAGGGAAATATCCTTTCAGTAAACTGTCAGTGCCGGATGCTCACCCGTGTCCGGCGCACGCACTCCACCTCACCCGTGGAGAACTCCTTAATTACCAACCTTAGCTTCGTTGGTTAGCTATTAACGCGGGTATGTAATCATTCTGGCAATGCTTAATGCCGCTGCTTTTTCCAGCCTGGTGATATCCTGCTCCAGAGCGGACAGATTTTCAGCCTGCTTAGCCCTGGCTTCATTGGCCCATTTCAGATCCTGCGCTGCATTAATTTTCTGGCGCATCCACTCATAAAGTTCATCATCGGTATAGTCTGGCGCGATGATGACGGGTTCTCGTTTCTGCATACTGATTCCTCGCGGTGCTGCTTCGCTTATCAGCCGTTAGATTTTGCCGAGCTGGAAAGCGCCTGTTTAAACTCACTGAAGCTGAGAGCTTCTTCGCCTTCGGCAAGGCCTTCGAAGTATTCTTCGTAAGCCTTTTCCATGATTGTGTCGAAATCCATATCACTCACCTGAGTTTCTTTCCAGCCAGCGACGGGCACCATTTTCGGTTTTAAACGTTTTGCTTTTGGTATACGTCATCACGGTGAACGTACCGTCCTGGTTGGGGAACACGCCACATACCAGAGATTCGCTGTTGCCAAGATCGATAGTATCCATGCTGACCTCATTTCCCCTTAACGCCGGGGTAGCGGAACAAAAACCTGCTGCATAGTTATTAAAGTTGAACCCTGCCGTCATGTTCTTACGCCTCGGGCTGGCTACTTAACCCCTGACCACTGCCTGGTAACTCGAAGTATTGCCCTGCATTCTGTGGGGCGGGGTGAGTGGCAGGTATATAATGTACTTTGCGTTCATTGTTGTAAAGTACTTTTAGTACATTTTGTGTGTAAAAAAATGAGATGGGATAAAGTGAAGCACAAACCCGGAGGAAGGCGCTACCGGATTTATGCTGGTTTAAGAGGCTTTTTGTTTTTTCTTTCGTGCTAACTCTTCGTAAATTGCATTGTACTTCTGTTTTTTCTCTTCAAGAGTTTTTAAAAGTTCATCTGTCTCACTGTCAGGGAGCTCGTCCAGAAGGTCAATGATGATTTTTTGTCTTGGATTTAACTCCTGATAGAAACGTACCTGTCCACTTTCTTCTGTATCCTCTCCCAAAAGATAGGTTGGTGTTGTTCCTATTAGTGTTGCTAATTCCCTTAATTTCTCCCGGCGAGGAATTGTTTCGCCATTAAACCATTTGCTAACCGCTTTTGGTGTTAATTTCATTCGACGGGCAATTTCTGCCTGCCTTCCATGTTGTTCATAACCAGCGTTTTCACAGGCTAGCGCAAGCCTACTGGCGAACTCTTTACGCGCTTTATCTTCATGAACCATAAGTTCAATGATATTCGCTCTTGAATGTACTGTCAGTTCTGTTATAGCATGTACTCAAAGTTCACATTGTGAGGGTGATATGAACCAGAAAACACTTGAAGATGTAATCAAAACTGTTCGCGTTGCTGTTGTGGCCGACGTTTGTGGTGTCAGCCAAAGAGCAATCTATAAATGGATGGATAACGGAAAATTGCCTCGCACAGAATATACCGGCGAAACAAATTACGCTGAAAAAATCGCTCTTGCATCAAACGGATTATTTTCTGCCGATGCAATTTTAACTATTGGCAGGAATAAAACTACTACGAAAAAGCTGATGGGAGTTGATTCATGAAAATCAAGCATGAACACATCCGCATGGCGATGAATGCCTGGGCGCATCCGGACGGCGAAAAAGTACCGGCTGCGAAAATTACCAAAGCGTATTTCGAGCTGGGAATGACGTTCCCGGAACTGTATGACGACAGCCATCCGGAAGCCCTGGCCCGTAATACCCAGAAAATTTTCCGTTGGCTGGATAAAGACACCCCTGATGCTGTTGAAAAAATGCAGGCTCTGTTACCGGCGATCGAAAAGGCGATGCCGCCTTTGCTGGTGGCCCGTATGCGCAGCCACAGTTCTGAATATTACCGTGAGATCGTCGAACGGAGGGATCGGCTGGTGAAGGATGTCGATGATTTTGTTGCGTCAGCGGTTGTTTTGTATGACCAGATGAATCGCGGCGGCCCGGCAGGGAATGCTGTGGTGATGCACTAAAAGCACGGTGTTCGGGGGTTTTATGAGCAGCAAGCTTCATGGTCTTGTCTGGGAAGGGTGCGCCTTCACCGGCATGATCTTATCCAGGGTGGCGGTTATGGCCCGTCTTGCAGACTACAGCAATGACGAGGGCGTGTCATGGCCTGCCATTGAAACTATCCGGCGTCAGATCGGTGCAAGAAGTGAATCCACAGTGAAATCGGCTATTGCAGAACTGGCGAAAGAGGGCTGGCTGACGAAGGAAGAGCGTAAGGTCGGTGGGCGTAATGTAAGCAATATCTATCGGCTTAATGTGGAAAAACTCGAAGCAGCTGCGGCGGCGGCGCGTGAGTCATATAAACCGAAAAGAAAAATTAGCCCGGCAAAAAATGACCCGTTAACAGTTGACCCGTCAAATATTGACCCCTCAACGGTTGACCCGTCAAATTTTGATGGATCAACTGTTGATAAAAAACTGCCGATTAGGGGGGCGATGATTGACCCCGATCCGTCAGTATTAAAACCTGATCCGTCAGATAAAAGATCTTCTTGTCCGGACGCTTCGCAACCGGACCCGCAGACGGCTGAACAGGATTTTTTAACCCGACACCCTGACGCGGTTGTGTTCAGTGCGAAAAAACGCCAGTGGGGAAGTCAGGAAGATTTGGTGTGCGCACAGTGGATCTGGGGACGAATCGTGAGTCTTTACGAGCAGGCGGCCAGCGATGATGGCGAGATCACTAGACCGAAAGAACCCAACTGGACAGCATGGGCCAATGACGTTCGCACAATGCGGATGCTGGATGGCAGAACTCACAGACAAATTTGTGAAATGTTTGGGCGTCTCCAGCGGGATTCGTTCTGGGTAAAAAACATCATGAGTCCGGCAAAACTCCGGGAAAAATGGGATGAACTGGTTATCCGCCTGGGGCGTTCGCCTGCGCAGCGTTGCGTGAATCACATTTCTGAACCGGACACTGAAATACCGCCGGGATTCAGGGGGTGACGTGTCATGAAAAACATTGCGGCAGTTGGGGTTCTTGAACGTATTCGCAGACTTGCACCACAGGGGTCGGTTCCACCGTACCGGACGGTGGAGGAGTGGCGGGAATGGCAACTTGCTGAAGGACGAAAACGCAGCGAGGAGATTAACCGCCAGAATCGCCAGTTGCGGGTGGAAAAAATCCTGAATCGTTCGGGCATCCAGCCTCTGCACAGCAAATGCTCGTTTGCAAATTATCAGGTGCAGAACGACGGGCAAAAATACGCGCTGAGCCAGGCCAAATCCATAGCTGACGAACTGATGACCGGGTGCACGAATTTTGTGTTCAGCGGTAAAACCGGCACCGGGAAAAATCACCTTGCAGCGGCGATGGGCAACCGGCTGATGGTGAAGGGGCGCAGCGTGATTATCGTCACCGTGTCTGACGTCATGAGCGTGTTGCATGACAGCTACGACAACGGCAAATCCGGGGAAAAATTTTTACAGGAGCTTTGCGGGGTTGATTTGCTGGTCCTGGATGAAATAGGCGTTCAGCGGGAGACGAAAAACGAGCAGGTGGTATTGCACCAGATAATTGATCGCCGGACAGCATCACTGTGCAGTGTCGGGATGTTAACAAACCTGAATCATGCCGCAATGAGTACGCTTCTTGGTGAGAGGATTATGGACCGCATGACCATGAACGGTGGTCGATGGGTGACGTTTAACTGGGATAGCTGGCGTCCAAATGTCAGCAATATGAGGGTTGTGAAGTAATTTTGTCCGGAGGAAATTTTAATGGAAACCGTATCTGACGCACTGAAAGCACTGAAAAAAGCCTCTTCACATGTGGTGGCAGCTCGCCTTGGAATCAGTCGTGAAGAGGCTGTTAACGAGCTGTGGGAACTCAAAAGAAATGGCGTCGTTGATAAAACTGGTCACACCTGGTTTCTGGCTGGCGAAGGTGAATCCCGGGTAACCGAAGAGCGGCCAGTAAAATCTGAAGCACAGGATATGCTGACCGGGGAGGTCGAACAAAAAGTTACCGCAGACATGATGATTGAGTTTATCGGTCAGGATGGGGCTAAAACGTGTGAGGAACTGGCGGGTAAGTTCGGTGTCAGTACTCGCAAGGTTGCTTCCACGCTGGCGGTGGTAACCGCAACGGGGCGGCTGGCACGCGTTAATCAGAACGGTAAATTTCGTTACTGCATGCCGGGCGATAATTTACCAGCAGAGCCGAAAGCCGCGCTGGTAACGGAAAGTGATGGTAAGGCCTTTCCTCAGCCAGCAGGTGCTGCGTTACCAGTCCGGGAAGCCGCAACACAGGAAGAAATTAAAACAGAAACTGTGGCGGACATTGTGCAGCCGTTGCCATCGTTTACCGAAACGCAAGCAGATGAGCTGATTTTTCCGTCCCTTCGCAGGGCAAACCTGGCGCTGCGCAGGGCGAAAAGTGATGTTCAGAAGTGGGAGCGAGTCTGCGCCGCGCTGCGGGAGTTGAACAAGCACCGGGATATTGTTCGACAGATTACTGATTCTTCCCGCCGTGTTGTATCGGAAAAGTGATTGCCGGAGGCGCTTATGGCAAAAGTATTTACACAAGAAGAGCGGGAAAAAATTAAAGGGCAGGTTGTTGAGCTAGTACGCCGGAGTGGGCGCGAGACGTTACGGCAACTGGAAGCCAAGACAGGTGCGACAAGATATCTGATGAGCGTTCTGGCCAGAGAACTGGTTGCCAGTGGCGATGTATACAACTCTGGTTACGGGTTATTCCCGTCTGAACAGGCGCGTAAGGACTGGCAAAATGCCCGTAAAAAGCTCTCAAGGGCAAAGCTGAAGAAACCTGCAGTGGTTGATCCGGACCTTATCTGGTCGTTACCAGACGGCGAAATACGCCGCTACGACAGGCGTATGAACATAATCTGTCGCGAGTGCCGGAAGAGCGAAGCTATGCAGCGTGTACTGGCATTTTATCAAGGAAATGTTAGGTATTTTAGACGTTACTAGATTAAAGAGCATTAGTTCAGATGTGAATTGACATTTTCATGGCGCAGGGTAGAGCCAGCGTGGTTGTCCGCTTTGCGTCAAAACCAGATATTACCAGATTTAGACATATATTCCCGATAGCCCTGCTCTGATGCTACACTCTGTGCTATTTTCATGACCCCAATAAAAATATTTATGACTATTGCTGATTTCAAACGGCCTAAATTGGAGCTCCCAAACGGGGCAAACAAACTACTACTGCACTCTTGCTGTGCTCCATGTTCCGGTGAAGTGATGGAGGCGCTTCAGGCCTCGGGAATCGACTACACCATCTTTTTCTACAACCCGAACATTCATCCTCAGAAAGAGTATTTAATTCGTAAGGATGAAAATATTCGCTTTGCTGAACAACACGGCGTGCCGTTTATCGATGCTGATTACGACACCGACAACTGGTTTGAACGTGCCAAAGGAATGGAATGGGAGCCTGAGAGGGGGATCCGTTGTACCATGTGTTTTGACATGCGTTTTGAGCGGACAGCGTTGTACGCTGCTGAAAATGGTTTCAGTGTGATCAGTAGTTCACTGGGCATTTCACGCTGGAAAAATATGCAGCAGGTTAACGAGTGTGGGCGGCGAGCTGTTGCGCATTATCCGGGTATGGTGTACTGGGATTATAACTGGCGCAAGCAGGGCGGCTCGTCCCGTATGATTGAAATCAGCAAGCGCGAAAAATTCTATCAGCAGGAATATTGTGGCTGTGTGTATTCTCTGCGCGATACCAATCTACACCGCAAATCTCAGGGACGCCCTCTTATCAAAATTGGCCAACTCCACTACGGAAAAGAAGAGAAGGAGTGATTTTATGGATCACCTTTCTGATTGATTTCATATTGGCGAGGTGACGTGAGTTAAGTAGAATGGCTGCGGGTGCTTGAGGCTATCTGTCTCAGGCATGAACACTGAAAGGCAGATAGAGAAAAGCCCCAGTTAACATTACGCGTCCGGCAAGACGCTTAACATTAATCTGAGGCTCAATCTATGAACGGCAAATCTAGGTTAGCCTCTTACGCGCCGAAAGGCAAGGAGAAGCAGGCTATGAAGCAGCAAAAGGCGATGTTAATCGCCCTGATCGTCATCTGTTTAACCGTCATAGTGACGGCACTGGTAACGAGGAAAGACCTCTGCGAGGTACGAATCCGAACCGGCCAGACGGAGGTCGCTGTCTTCACAGCTTACGAACCTGAGGAGTAAGAGACCAGGCGAGGGGGAAATCCCTCGCCACCTCTGATGAGTCAGGCATCCTCAACGCACCCGCACTTAACCCGCTTCGGCGGGTTTTGTTTTTTCCTGGCATTCTGGTTTACAATTCGCACGTCAGCCTGAACACCTGACACCTGCTGCGCCAGCAGAGAAAACAGATGGCGCACAAAACCAAATTTCACAATTCTGATACCGACCTTGCCATCCGGCATGGGCGGCGTTCACACGCATTTAAAACCGACTGGTACCAACACCCACCATGTACTGAAGAACAGGCCGAATGGCTAATTCATAACTACCGCAGACGCGGATACGAGATTAAGAAAGCCCTCAGCCTCGATTATCGTCACTGGATAATCTATGTCAGGCTCCCTTATTCCGAACGCTCACCGCGCCCATCCCGCACATTCCAGCAACGCATCTGGAGGTAACGTGCGGATATTACTTCGACCTGTTCTGGTACCGGAACTCGGGCTGGTGGTCCTTAGGCCGGGCCGTGAATCCATGCAAGTATTTCATAACCCTCGAGTGCTGGTGGAGCCTGAACCGAAAAGCATGCGCGGTCTGCCGTCCGGAGTCGTCCCTGCCGTTCGCCAGCCGCTGGCGGAGGATAAATCATTACTGCCATTTTTCAGCGATGAGCGTGTGATTCGTGCTGCTGGCGGCGCTGGCGCACTGTCTGACTGGCTCCTGCGTCATGTTAAATCCTGCCAGTGGCCTCATGGAGACTATCACCACAGTGAAACCGTCATACATCGTTACGGTACCGGCGCAATGGTGTTGTGCTGGCACTGCGACAACCAGCTGCGCGACCAGACATCCGAATCACTCGGGCAGCTTGCTCAACAAAATCTGACAGCCTGGATGATTGACGTCATACGTCACGCAATAAGTGGTGCACAGGAACGGGAATTATCGCTGGCTGAATTATCCTGGTGGGCGCTCTGCAATCAGGTAGCGGACGCACTACCGGAGGCAGTATTACATCGTTCTCTGGGGTTACGCGCGGAAAAAATCCACTCAGTATACCGCGAGAGCGACATCATACCGGGAGAGCAGACAGCCACCAGCATACTGAAGCAGCGCACAAAAAATATTGCGCTACCACTTCACGCCCACCAGCAACAAATCCGGCCACAGGAAAAGACGGTGGTCAGCATTGCCGTTGATCCGGAGTCACCGGCTCAGTATCTCCAGCGCCAGAAACCACAACGGGAAGAGATGCCTGTATACACGCGCTGGGTAAAAACGCAGAAATGCATGACGTGCGGTAATCAGGCAGATGATCCGCATCACATCATTGGTCATGGACTGGGAGGGATGGGAACAAAGGCTGACGATTTGTTTGTTATTCCGTTGTGCCGTAAATGCCATAACAAACTACATGCCGGAGTAAAAGATTTTGAAGAAAAACACGGCAGTCAGCTGTTGTTGCTGATTCGTTTTTTAATGCACGCGAGAAATTCGGGTGTTCTGAAGTGGAAAGCATAAATGACCGAACGCATAGAATTTGTTTTGCCTTACCCGCCGACGGTGAACACTTACTGGCGACGCCGTGGCAGCACATATTTTATCTCGGAGGAGGGAAAGCGTTATCGCCGGGCTGTGGCGCTTATTGTTCGCCAGCAGCGGCTGAAATTAAGCCTGTCCGGACGGCTGGCAATAAAAATTATTGCAGAGCCACCGGATAAGCGCCGTCGTGACCTGGACAATATCCTGAAAGCACCACTGGATGCGCTGACGCATGCCGGACTTCTCATAGACGACGAGCAGTTTGATGAAATCAATATTGTGCGCGGTCAGCTCGTTCCTGGTGGGCGGCTGGGGATAAAAATCACAGAACTGGAGTGCGCATGAATAACCAGTATTTACAGTTTGTGCGTGAGCAGCTCATTATCGCCACCGCTGATTTGAGTGGGGCAACAAAAGGTCAGCTTGAAGCCTGGCAGGAGAATGCCATGTTCGATACAGGGCGTTACAGGCGAAAAAAAATCCGGTACCGCGATGAAGTGACTGGAAAAATGATAACGCGGGATAATCCACCAATCCCGGGAAAACAATCACTGGCGAATGGCTCATCAATTGCCCTGGTCAGCCCGGTTGAGTTTTCGACATCATCATGGCGGCGGGCTTTGCTGTCTCTTGAAGAGCATCATAAAGCCTGGTTGTTGTGGTGTTACGGCGAGAGTATTTGTTGGGAATATCAGATCGCGATAACACAGTGGGCGTGGAATGAATTTAATACTCAATCCGGTACCAGAAAAATTGCAGGGAAAACGCAGGAACGCCTGAAAAAATTAATCTGGCTGGCGGCGCAGGCAGTAAAAGCAGAACTTTTTGGTGGGGAAGGTTATGAATACCAGGAGCTGGCATTACTGGCGGGAGTGACAACTAAAAACTGGTCCAAAACATTTACTCGTCACTGGGTTGCAATGAAACACATTTTTCAACGACTGGATAGTGAGGCTTTATTGTTTGTAATGAGAACACGTTCAAAACAAAAGGCGGCATTTTCAAAGCAAAGTGTTGCAAAAGTAGATTGAAAGGCATATATTTCATGCAAATCTGATATTTTGCCGATTTTGTACGTGATGGCAAAAGCAAACAAAACCCGCCCACAAGCGGGTTTTTTTGTGCCACTTATCTCGGATAGACATGGTGAATGCGCTGGTGGAGGAGCTAAGGGTGATTTTTAACCAGGTGATTTTTGAATGCTTGCAACATTGATTTCGTAACGTTATTATCCTGCGCCCGGCCCTTTAGCTCAGAGGTGAGAGCGAGCGACTCATAATCGCCAGGTCGCTGGTTCAAATCCAGCAAGGGCCACCATCACATACCGCCATTAGCTCATCAGGATAGAGCACCAGCCTTCGAAGCTGGTTGCGCGGGGGTCGAGTCCTCGATGGCGGTCCATTATCTGTACCCTGCGTTGTTAGCTCAACCGGACAGAGCAATTGCCTTCTAAGCAATCGGTCACTGGTTCGAATCCAGTACAACGCGCCAGACTTATTTTTCCCGGCTCGCTTTTGCGGGCCTTTTTTTTAAATGTCTCACAATTCAGACGGTTGACAGTTGTCTGTTTTGCGGGGAGTTTGTTAAAAGAAACTGGCATGGTGAATCCCCCTGTGCGGAGGGGCAATCAGCGAGTAGGTATATGGGATAATCGCGGATTCAGGTGCTGGTACTGAATTCACCGGGAGGCACCCGGCACCATGCAGTTGACTGAAACCATGTATACTCTCAGGCCCCACGCACATGTGTTGGGGCCTTTTTACATGCAAAAAAAAGCCCGCATATGGATACGGGCGGCAAGGAACAAAAAACGTGAAGTGATCTATTCAGCCAGTGGATAATACCCTGACGTTACCATATTGCGCAATCGCGCATTCTTTCTTTTTCGCTCCCCTTATAACTACGCCATCCGTTCGCTGCGGAGGTGAGGCTATGAAATCCATGGATAAAATTTCAACGGGCATTGCCTACGGCACCTCCGCAGGCAGTGCTGGCTACTGGTTTTTACAGTGGCTTGATCAGGTCAGTCCGTCACAGTGGGCTGCGATTGGTGTACTGGGGAGTCTGGTTCTGGGCTTCCTGACATATCTGACTAACCTGTATTTCAAAATCAGAGAGGACCGTCGTAAGGCTGCACGGGGAGAGTAATTCAATGACTCAAAACTATGAACTGATTGTGAAAGGGATCCGCAATTTTGAGAATAAAGTTACGGTAACTTTAGCGTTACGGGACAAAAAACGCTTTGACGGTGAAATTTTTGACCTGGACATCTCGCTGGACCGTGTTGAAGGTGCCGCGCTGGGGTTTTATGAGGCAGCAGCCAGAAGGAGCATCAGACAGGTCTTCCTGGATGTTGCTGCCGGGTTATGTGAAGGGGATGAGCAGTCGCCGGAAAAGCGCCCCGTAATTTTAGAGGCGCAGAATGTGTGGATAACCTACAAAGGAAAGCTACCAGGAAGAATTACTGGTTCTCTGAAGACTCCTCCGGAATCACAACCTTAAGTCACTGACCGGAACAGATAAACCTGTCCGTGGGCAGAAACCGATAAATCCTGATAAATATCCATGAACGCAAAAATCAGATACGGCCTGTCGGCTGCCGTTCTGGCACTGATTGCCGTCGGTGCGCCCGCGCCTGATATTCTCGACCAGTTTCTGGATGAAAAAGAAGGTAACCACACAACGGCATACCGCGATGGTTCCGGCATCTGGACCATCTGTCGGGGTGCCACGATGGTGGATGGAAAACCCGTTTTTCCCGGTATGAAACTGTCGAAGGAAAAATGCGACCAGGTCAACGCCATTGAGCGTGATAAGGCGCTGGCATGGGTGGAGCGCAATATTAAAGTACCACTGACCGAACCACAAAAAGCGGGTATCGCGTCATTTTGTCCCTATAACATTGGCCCCGGTAAGTGTTTTCCATCGACGTTTTATAAGCGGCTGAATGCTGGTGATCGTAAGGGCGCATGCGAGGCGATTCGCTGGTGGATAAAAGATGGTGGGCGCGATTGCCGCATACGTTCAAATAACTGCTATGGACAGGTTATTCGTCGTGACCAAGAAAGCGCATTAGCCTGTTGGGGAATAGATCAGTGAGCAGAGTCGCCGCGATTATTTATGCTCTGGTTATCTGCATCATCGTCTGCCTGTCGTGGGCGGTCAATCATTACCGTGATAACGCCATCACCTACAAAGAACAGCGTGATAAAAAAGTCAGTGAGCTGAAGCAGCTGACCGCCACCATCGCTGACATGCAGCAGCGTCAGCGTGATGTTGCTGCGCTCGATGCAAAGTACTCGAGAGAATTAGCCAATGCGAAAGCTGAAAATGAAACTCTGCGCGCTGATGTTGCCGCTGGTCGTAAGCGCCTGCGGGTCAATGCCAGTTGCTCCGCAGCCGTGCGTGAAGCCACCGGACCCACCAGCGTGGATAATGCAACCAGCCCCAGACTGGCAGACACCGCTGAACGGGATTATTTCACCCTCAGAGAACGGTTGATGACGATGCAGAAGCAACTGGAAGGGGCACAGCTATACATTCGTGAGCAATGTCTCAGATAAAAACCGGCCAAGGATAATCCGCTAAAGATTCGCCGGTGGCGAAAGAGAGCCAAGGTGTCAACCTACGCTATTACTTATGATAATGCAACAGACGAAGCGGGACATATTGGCGCATAACAAATCAGTGCAGGCTAACTGCAGGAAGAACTTAGGGCGTGAACGTAGAAAACCTAAGTAACGCACATTACATCTATAACGAGATGAAAGAGCTACAGCGACAGAAAGGTATACTGGAAAGTGGTGCAGGGCTTGGTGTGACAATCCAGTCTGCCTATCAATATAGTGCTTTTCTTGAGGCCATACGCCCGCATGCAGTTGCTGAACTTAACAGCCGTATTGAAGAAAAGAAATCCGCGCTGGTTAATTTGGGTGCTTCCTTCTCTATATACGAGCATAATAAGGCGGGTTGGAAACCCGCCTAAAGCACTTAGAAACTGCGTGGAGCTGTGGAAAGAATGGATGCCAGTTCTTCCTTCGATAAATCCCAGCTTCGATTTACAGCGTCAATTTTCTTAAACTCATCAAGCATTGCGTTATAGAGATGTTCTGTACGTGAATGAGTATTGGCAATGGGCTGTTTCTGTTCGGGGAAGCGATCAATTTTCTGATATGCCTCAATGATACTGAAGTAATCGCATTCATTATTACCGTCGAAACCTGGGAGCTGAATTGCCCCATCATGTATTTTTAGATGATGGTCACGGACTAATTCTTTTTGCTCGTCATCACTAAGTTTCCTGAAAGCATTGGAAAGTCCGCGATACATATTCAAGACAGCAGTAACAAAATCACGATCTTCTTTACTTGGTTCGTCAACATCCAAATGTGAATATTCGGCCTTGATAACCCAATCATTACCAGATGACACAGCATATTTAACAAGCTGTGGATCAATATCAGTTTCGATACCTAGGTGGATGGCAATGTCACATAACAAAATGGTATTGATTTTATCTTTAATATCCATGAGTTAACCCTCTGAAGTAAAAAGTAATATCTACACCCGTTGGCTCATGAAGTCTATTGATCTGTCTCATATCAGCAGCAAATCTATTCCATGGAGATACTCAATGCAGGTCACCTTTGATTTATATAAGGGCGAAACATGCCAGCACTAATCCCACGCGCCTGCCGTAAGCGTGGATGTGCAGGTACAACCACAGACAGTTCTGGTTACTGCGATAAACATCGTGGCGAAGGATGGGTACAGCATCAACGCGGACTGAGCCGCCACCAGCGTGGCTATGGCTCGAAATGGGATGCCATACGTGCGCGCATACTGAAGCGTGATAATCATCTGTGTCAGAACTGCCTGCGCAATGGGAGAGCCGTTGAAGCCAGAACTGTGGACCACATCATTCCGAAAGCTCATGGTGGCACGGATGCAGACAGTAACCTGCAGAGTCTGTGCTGGCCCTGTCATAAAGCAAAAACAGCGCGCGAACGCATCAATTGATAACAGCTCCCATCTGCAGGGGAGGGGCGGGTCAAATCTCTGCAACCCTGGCTGTTCAGTACCGCCGCCTGACCTTTCCTCGCATCGCCGCAGGTTCGAAAACTTTTTTTTGGAATGTGATTAAATGATTGATAGGTAAAATCGATTATGTCTGGACCCCCGAAAACCCCGCCACGCCTGCATTTGATACGAGGTAACCCCTCAAAGCGGCCAGTTAAAGACTCCAAAAAAACCGCTAAAAAGGATGAAAAAGGTCTCCCTAAAATTCCGCAACATTTAGGGGCGCAGGGGAAGTACTGGTTCAGGCGAATGGCGGAAGAGCTGAATGCGGAAGGGATCATTTCTCAGCTCGATGCACGTGCGCTCGAGTTACTGGTGGAAGCCTACACCGAATACCGGCATCACTGCGAAATACTCGATGTTGAGGGTTATACCTACCGCACGGAAACGCAGAATGGCGATGTGCTGATCAAGGCACACCCGGCTGCTGCGATGAAGGCTGATGCCTGGAAGCGGATTCGGGCGATGCTTGCAGAGTTTGGTATGTCACCGGCAAGCCGGGCGAAAGTAAATACCGCCGGACCGGATGATGTTGATCCGCTGGCAGAGCTTTTAAAAGCGAGAGACTGATGGCAAAAGTGGCTGACGGGATCCGCTACGCCGAACGTGTTGTTGCAGGAGAAATTGTTGCTGGCGAATTTGTCCGTCTGGCCTGCCAGCGTTTTCTTGATGATCTGAAGTACGGCGAAGAGCGGGGGATTTATTTCAGTGAACCTCGTGCACAGCACATCCTTAATTTCTACAAATTTGTACCCCATGTGAAAGGGGCGCTGGCAGGTCAGCCCATTGAGTTGATGGACTGGCATGTGTTTATCCTCATTAATATTTTTGGTTTTGTCATTCCGCTGGTGAATGAAGAAACCGGGGAAGTTGTCATGCGCAGCGATGGCAGTGGACGCCCGGTGATGGTGCGCCGGTTCCGGACAGCATACAACGAAGTTGCCCGTAAAAACGCAAAATCAACCCTGTCATCGGGTATCGGTCTGTATATGACGGGGGCAGATGGTGAAGGCGGGGCTGAGGTGTATTCAGCCGCAACCACGCGTGATCAGGCCAGAATCGTGTTTGAAGACGCCAAAAATATGGTCAGAAAAGCCCGGTCGACACTCGGGCGGTTGTTTGACTTCAACAAGCTGGCGATTTACCAGGAGCAGAGCGCATCAAAATTTGAACCGCTTTCCTCGGATGCAAACAACCTGGACGGTCTGAACATCCACTGCGCCATTATTGATGAACTGCATGCTCATAAAACCCGTGACGTGTGGGACGTTCTGGAAACGGCAACCGGTGCCCGTCTGCAGTCTCTGTTATTTGGCATCACCACGGCTGGCTTTAACAAGGAAGGGATTTGCTACGAGCAGCGTGATTACGCCATCAAGGTATTGCGAGGCTATAACAGCGACGTGGAGGGCGCGGTAAAAGACGACTCCTACTTTGCGATCATTTACACGCTCGATGAGGGAGATGATCCGTTTGATGAAACGGTCTGGCAGAAAGCGAATCCTGGCCTGGGCATCTGTAAACGCTGGGATGATCTGCGTCGTCTGGCGAAAAAAGCGAAGGAGCAGGTCTCTGCGCGGGTGAATTTTTTTACCAAACACATGAATGTGTGGGTCACTGCCGAATCTGCCTGGATGGATATGATTAAGTGGGAGAAGTGCGAATACATTGCTCCACAACATGAGCTGAAAACATATCCCATGTGGGTCGGCGTAGACCTTGCTCATAAGATTGATATCTGTGCGGCGGCAAAACTATGGCGAACCGATAACGGACATGTTCATGCTGATTTTAAATTCTGGCTTCCGGAAGGACGGCTGGAGCGATGCTCGCGGCAGCAGGCAGAACTTTACCGGAAGTGGGCGGAGATGGATAAGCTCATCCTGACGGATGGTGATGTTATCGATCATGCTCAGATAAAAAGTGACTTACTGGAATGGATTGGCGGTGAAAACCTCAGGGAACTGGGATTTGACCCGTGGAGCGCAATGCAGTTCAGCCTGGCACTGGCTGAAGAAGGGATACCGCTGGTGGAGGTTCCGCAGACGGTCCGCAATCTGTCAGAGGCCATGAAGGAAACGGAATCACTGGTTTATGCCGGGCGTTTCCATCACAGCAATCATCCGGTCATGAACTGGATGATGTCTAACGTTACGGTAAAACCGGACAAAAACGACAACATCTTCCCGAATAAATCCACGCCTGAAGCCAAAATCGACGGCCCTGTTGCGCTTTTTACGGCCATGAGCCGCTTTCTGGTAAATGGCGGGGGCGTGAATGACTTTCTGTCCACGCTTGATCCTGATGAGGACCTGTTAATTCTGTGAAACAGCTTATTACTGATATGACCGGGCTGATCGGTTTCGGTTTGCTCACTGCTGGCGTTTATCTGTATGCAGGTCTGCCAGCGTCTCTGATGCTGTCGGGCTGTTTGTTGCTGCTTTATGCACTGGTGGTGTCCATGAGGAGAAAACATGCTTCTTGATGCTCTGTTTCGCAGTGAGCCTCTGGAAAATCCCTCGGTTCCGGTAACCGGAGAGGCCGCTGAGACGGATAATATTTTTGCCCGGGATGTGTATGTCAGTCCGGAAACATCCATGAAGCTGGCTGCTGTCTATGCCTGTATTTATGTTATTTCATCCAGTGTGGCTCAGATGCCCCTGCATGTGATGCGAAAAACGAATGAGCATGTTCAGCCTGCACGCGATCATCCGTTGTTCTGGCTCGTTCATGATGAACCGAATGCCTGGCAGACCAGCTATAAGTGGCGGGAACTGAAGCAGCGTCATGTGCTGGGGTGGGGCAATGGTTATACGTGGGTAAAACGTAATCGTCGTGGAGAGGTTACCAGCCTTGAATGCTGTATGCCATGGGAAACCACGTTACTTAACACCGGTGGGCGTCATACTTACGGGGTGTATAACGAAGAGGGTGCATTTGCGGTAAGTCCGGACGACATGATCCATATCAGGGCGCTGGGAAACAATCAGAAAATGGGACTGAGCCCGATCATGCAGCATGCTGAAACCATTGGTATGGGAATGAGTGGCCAGCAGTATACCAGCGCCTTTTTTAACGGTAATGCCCGTCCTGCCGGTATTATTTCTGTGAAAAATGAACTGAACGAACAAAGCTGGGGCAGGCTTAAAAATATGTGGCAGCGGGCGGTGACAGCGCTTCGCAGCCAGGAAAATAAAACCATGTTGCTGCCTGCGCAACTGGATTACCGCGCTCTGACAGTTTCTCCGGTGGATGCTCAGATCATTGATATGACCAAGCTGAACCGGTCGATGATTGCCGGGATTTTTAATGTCCCGGCGCACATGATTAATGACCTGGAAAAAGCCACATTTTCGAATATTACGCAGCAGGCGATTCAGTTTGTTCGCTACACGATGATGCCCTGGGTTGCGAACTGGGAGCAGGAGCTTAACCGTCGCCTGTTTACCCGTACAGAACGGGCTGCCGGGTATTACGTTCGTTTCAACCTCACGGGGTTGCTCCGTGGGACCCCACAGGAGCGTGCGCAGTTCTATCACTTTGCCATTACAGATGGCTGGATGAGTCGGAATGAAGCCAGGGCATTTGAGGATATGAACCCGGTTGACGGTCTGGATGAAATGCTGGTCAGCGTAAATGCAGCAAATCCGTTGAATAACTTTAAAGATACGAAAGGCAAAGAGGAAAAGAACGATGAATGACCGTGAAACGCGCTGTTACAGCGGGGAGGTGCGGGCGGAACAATATGATAATGCCCCGACCCACATTCTGGGGTATGGCTCGGTATTTAACAGTCGTTCAGAACCTCTGTGGGGATTTCGTGAAATCATCAAGCCGGGGGCTTTTGATGATGTACTGAATGATGATGTACGTGGCTTGTTTAATCATGATCCTAATTTCATTCTCGGACGAAGTTCTGCCGGCACGTTGTCATTGTCGGTGGATGAACGCGGTTTACGTTATGACATTGTTGCACCGGATACTCCGACTATTTGTGACCTGGTGCTGTCTCCAATGTTGCGTGGTGACATTAATCAGTCCTCGTTCGCGTTTCGTGTCGCCCGTGACGGAGAGAGCTGGTATGAAGACGACGAGGGGATTGTTATCCGGGAAATCACGCGCATTTCTCGTCTGTATGACGTCAGCCCGGTGACATATCCGGCCTATCAGGACGCAGACTCTGGTGTCCGCTCAATGAAAGCCTGGCAGGAAGCGCGGGCGAGTGGTGCGCTGAAGAAAGCTGTTAACGAACGAATGGCGCGTGAGCGTCTTTTGACCCTTCTTAATGCATAAGGATACTACTGACGATGAAACTTCATGAGATGAAGCAAAAACGAAACACCATTGCAAAGGATATGCGTGCACTGCATGAAAAAATTGGTGATAACGCATGGACTGATGAGCAACGGGCAGAGTGGAACAGGGCGAAAGCTGAGCTGGATGCGCTGGATGAGCAAATCGCCCGTGAAGAAGAGTTGCGCCGTCAGGATCAGGCATATGTGGATGAGTCCGGGCCGGAAGAGCGCCAGAATAATGAGGCGGAGAACGGGAAAAAGGCGGTGGAAGAGAAGCGCGCTGCGGCATTTAACCGTTTTCTGCGTGCCGGATTTGCAGAACTGAATGCTGAAGAGCGTAATCTGATGCGTGAACTGCGGGCTCAGAGTGTAACAACGGATTCTCAGGGCGGATATACGGTGCCCACGCAGATGCGTAACAAAATCATTGACACCATGAAGGCTTATGGCGGGATTGCCAGTGTGGCGCAACTTCTGACCACATCAACCGGGCAGGATATCACCTGGTCAACGTCTGATGGCACGACTGAAGAGGGCGAACTGCTGGCGGAGAATACAGCCGCAACGGAACAGGATGTGACGTTCGGGACCGCTATTCTGGGGGCTAAAAAGCTGTCATCAAAAATAATTCGTGTGTCCAATGAGCTGCTCCAGGACAGTGGGGTGGATATTGAATCTTATCTGGCAAACCGTATTGCCCAGCGTATTGGTCGTGGAGAGGCAAAATATCTGGTTCAGGGGACCGGAACGGGATCACCGTTACAGCCAAAAGGGCTGGCAGCGTCGGTGACGGGAACCATCCAGACTGCAGCCTCTGCCGCTTTCACCTGGAAAGAAATGAATGCCCTGAAACATGCCATTGATCCGGCATATCGTGGTGGGCCGAAATACCGCTGGGCATTCAATGATGCCACATTGCAGACTATTGAAGAGATGGAGGATGGACAGAAACGCCCGTTATGGCTGCCGGATATTGCAGGCGGTACGCCGGCTACTGTGCTGGGGATCCCTTATGTTATTGATCAGGCTATTGACGGGATTGGTACCGGAAAAAAATTCATTTTCCTGGGGGATTTCAACCGCTTTATCATTCGCCGCGTTACTTATATGGAACTGAAACGTCTGGTTGAGCGTTATGCTGAGTTTGATCAGGTGGCATTTCTGGCTTTCCATCGTTTTGACTGTGTGCTGGAAGATGTGGCAGCCATCAAGGCGCTCACTGGCAAATAACCACTCGTTGTTCAGTTACAGACCGCGCCGACGCGGTTTTTTTATGCCCGCACAGTGTTGCGGGCAGGAGTTTCTGATGGCAGCAATAGTGGAAAAACTCAGGGCGCAGTGCCGTATTGATACAGATGATGCAACTGATGATGAGTTACTGATGCTGTATTTCCGGGCTGCCTGCCGCAAGGCAGAAAATTTTATCAACCGTAAGCTTTATGAGGAGACGGTGCCGGAAGGTGATCCTGAAGGGGTGCTTATAGCTGATGATGTTTTGCTGGCGCTCATGTTGCTGGTCGGGCACTGGCACGAAAACCGGGAAAATTCCTCAGATGTCAGCAAGGCACCAGTCCCGTTTGGTTTTTCTTCTCTGCTGGAGCCTTATCGTTTTATTCCTTTGTAGGAGGAGACATGCAGGCGGGCAGATTACGTGATCGCGTAATTATTCTGAATGTCACCACCGCCCGCTCTCCGTCAGGGCATCCGGTGGAGACGGTGACGGAGGGAGCTACCGTATGGGCAGAAGTTAAGGGTATCAGCGGGAGGGAGATAATCTCAGGCGGAGCAGAAACCGCTCAGGCTACGGTCAGAGTCTGGATGAGATTCCGGCGCGATGTGACAGCGACTTCACGTCTGAAAGTGCTGACCGGTGCATTTAAAGGGGCCATTCTGGGTATAGAAGGTCCACCAATACCGGATGCACGCGCTACCCGGCTTGAAATACTCTGCAGCCTGAAGGGGAATGTGTGATGGATTTCAGTCTTGATTTTTCCGGCCTGGCGGATATTGCACGGGATTTGGAGACGCTCAGCAGGGCAGAAAACAATAAGGTTCTGCGCGATGCCACCCGTGCCGGTGCTGAAGTTATGCGGGATGCAGTTGTTGAACGTGCGCCGGAGCGAACCGGGAAACTGAAGAAAAATGTGGTTGTTCTCACTCAGCGTTCAAAGCGTCGGGGGGAAATTATCTCGGGTGTCCACATTCGCGGACGGAACCTGCGAACCGGAAACAGTGATAACAGCATGAAAGCCAGCGATCCCCGAAATGCATTTTACTGGCGCTTTGTGGAGCTGGGAACGATAAACATGCCCGCGCATCCATTCATTCGCCCGGCTTTCGATACGACAGAGGAGCTGGCGGCGCAGGTTGCCATACAGCGAATGAATCAGGCTATTGATGAGGTCTTAAGTAAATGAGGGAGGCCACACTGTATTCCCTGTTGTCTCAGCTGGCCGGAGGACAGGTTTATCCTTATGTGGTCCCGCTGACGGAGGGAAAGCCTGCGGTATCTCCGCCGTGGCTGGTGTTTTCTGTGGTGTCTGACACGGCATCTGATGTGCTTGATGGGCAGGCTGAATCCAGAATTACCGTGCAGATCGATGTCTGGGCGACAGTACCTGATGACGCAGATAATATTCGTGAGCAGGCGCTTGATGCGGTAAGGAAACTGGCACCCTCCGTTATTTCTAAAACGCAGGGTTATGATCCTGATTCCCGTCTGAGCAGAGCCACGCTTGAATTTCAGGTAATAGCCTGAGGTCGTTAATGATTTTACCCACCCGCCGCTGGCGGGTTTTTTATTTTCAGGAGACGAGTATGTCCTCTAATTTTGAGCGTTCGCAACTGACGAAAATTATGATTTCGTCTGCACCGGTAACAGCAGAAACCCTGGATTCTGCCAGCTATCTTGGCCTGAGCTGTACAATCAAAGAAGTGCAGTTTACCGCTGGACAAAAGCAGGATATTGATGTCACCACGCTGTGTTCTGTTGAGCAGGAAAATATTAACGGTCTTGGTGCCGCGTCAGAGATTTCCATGTCAGGCAACTTTTACCTCAATGCTGCCCAGAACGCGTTGCGCAGTGCCTATGACAATGACACCACGTATGGCTTTAAAGTTATTTTTCCGTCAGGCAACGGATTTACCTTTATGGCAGAAGTGCGTCAGCATACCTGGTCTGCAGGAACCAATGGTGTTGTGGCTGCAACGTTTTCCCTGCGTCTGAAAGGCAAACCTGTGCTGACGACAGCTTCGCTGAAAGTGAAGGTTGATTTAAAAAGCACGCTGCGGGTTGCTTCCGGAGCGAAACTTGAAATGGCGGTTGAGGCTGCGGGTGGTGTGCCGCCTTATTCTTATGTCTGGAAGAAAGGTGGTTCTCCTGTTTCCGGACAGACGGCGGCAACGTTCAGTAAGGCATCAGCATCATCCGGTGATGCGGGTGCGTATACCTGCGAGATTTCTGATTCAGCAAGCCCTGTTAACAAGGTGACCTCCACTTCCTGCACTGTTACCGTCAGTTAATGAGGATAGATGTGATGACTAAAAATATCCGCAATCTGGCACTGGCAACGATGTCGGGGTTTCGCCATAAAACTGTTGATGTGCCTGAATGGGAAGGGGCAACGGTTGTATTACGGGAACCTTCTGCAGAAGCCTGGTTGCGCTGGCAGGAGATCGTTAAAGCAAAAGATAATGAGACACCGTTATCCGTTGCGGAGCGCGCCCGCCGAAATCTGGAGGCAGATGTTGAACTGTTCATTGATGTTCTGTGTGATACCGGACTGCAACCCGTATTTTCAGAGGATGATCGTGAACAGGTGATTGCCGTGTATGGCCCGGTGCATGCGCGGCTTCTTCGGCAGTCTCTGGAACTGATCAGTGATGCCGGCGAGGTTAAAAAAAAGTAGCGCTTCCGGGGATGCGTTTTCTGATGATGCTGGCGCTCAGGATGGGGCGCACATTGTCAGAGTTACGCCGGGAAATGTCCGCATCAGAAATCATGATGTGGGCAGAATTTGACAGGTTCAGCCCGCTGGGGGACGAACGGGCTGATTTCCGGGCTGCCCAGATTGTTTCAGCTGTTTACGGTGCGCAGGGGGTCAAAGTGTCACTGAATGATGCGCTTCTTCAGTGGGAGAAGGAGCAGACAGAAGGCGTATCAGATCCATTTGCCGGACTGGAAAAAGCGCTTTTAATAGTGTCTCAGTGAGTCAACATAACCGCTTCGGCGGTTTTTTTTCGTCCGGAGAATGAGTGTGGCGACATTACGTGAACTGATTATTAAAATCTCGGCAAATTCCCGGTCATTCCAGTCAGAGATCTCCCGGGCTTCGCGTATGGGGCAGGATTACTACCGTACCATGCAGAACGGAGGCCGGCAGTCCGCTGCTGCATCCCGTGAAATGCGGCGTGCACTGGCAGAAGTGACGGATCAGATAAATACAGCTAAATCTTCGGCACTGAATATGGCGGGGGCATTTGCCGGGGCTTTTGCTACCGGTCATCTTATTTCTCTCGCCGATGAGTGGAATTCAGTAAATGCCCGTCTGAAGCAGGCCTCACAGTCCAGTGATGATTTTCAGGTATCACAACGTGAATTAATGGCGATCAGCCAGAGAACGGGGACGGCGTTTTCTGATAACGCCAGCCTTTTTGCCCGTTCTGCAGCTTCCATGCGGGAGTATGGTTACAGTTCTGAGGAGGTACTGAAAGTCACCGAGGCGATCTCCACGGGCCTGAAATTATCCGGTGCCAGTACAGCAGAAGCCAGTTCGGTGATCACGCAGTTCAGTCAGGCACTGGCGCAGGGAGTGCTGCGCGGTGAAGAGTTTAACTCGGTGAATGAGAGCGGTGATCGTGTTATTCGTGCGCTGGCTGCGGGAATGGGCGTTGCCCGTAAGGATCTGAAGGCCATGGCGGATAACGGAAAACTAACCGCCGATAAGGTTGTTCCTGCACTGATTAGTCAGCTTGGGGCGTTGCGTGATGAATATGCAGCAATGCCTGATACGGTTTCATCCTCTGCAACCAAAGTTGAAAACGCCTTTATGGCCTGGGTTGGTGGTGCGAACGAGGCAAGCGGAGTGACGAAGACGCTCTCCGGGGTGCTGAATGGTCTTGCAGGCAATATTGACACCGTGGCAACCGCTGCCGGTGCTCTGGTTGCCGTCGGGGTAGCCCGATATTTTGGCAATATGGCGTCTTCTGCTGGATCTGCAACTGCCGGATTAATTACTGCAGCCAGAAACGAAGTGGCTCTTGCTGAAGCGCAACTTCGGGGGACACAGATAGCAACCGCCAGGGCGCGTGCGGCGGTTTATCGTGCGCAACAGGCGGTTGTTGCTGCTCGCGGTACCGAAAGGCAGGCCGCAGCAGAAGCGAAGCTGACAGCTGCCCAAGCGTCACTTACCCGTAATATTGCGGCCAGAACAGCGGCACAGACAACGCTGAATACTGTCACGTCAGTGGGGAGTCGTCTGTTAAGTGGTGCGCTGGGGTTGGTTGGTGGTGTGCCGGGACTCGTCATGCTGGGGGCGACGGCCTGGTACACGATGTATCAGAATCAGGAGCAGGCCAGAGAATCTGCACGCCAGTATGCCGCAACAATCGACGAAATTCGCCAGAAAACGTCGGCAATGTCGCTTCCTGAAGCGTCAGATAATGAGGAAAAGACGCGGCAGGCACTTGATGAGCAAAACAGGTTAATTGACGAGCAGAAAAGTAAGATTAAATCCTTACAGGAAAAAATTGCTGGCTATCAGTATGTGCTGGCAAACCCGGGCTGGACAACCGATAACGGTTTTATGATTAACCACATGACGTCGGTAAAAACTGTCACAGAAGGGCTTGCAGAAGCAACAAATCAACTGGCAGTTGAACAGTCCCGTCTCACACAAATGCAGGGCAAAGCGCAATCCATTCAGGATGTGCTTGCCGGGCTGGAGGAGCGACGGGTGGCGTTGATCCGTCAACAGGCCGCGGAACAAAACAAAGCGTATCAGTCCCTGTTGATCATGAATGGGCAGCATACCGAGTTTAATCGCCTTCTCGGGCTCGGTAATGAATTACTTCAGCAGCGACAGGGGCTGGTGAATGTACCGTTACGGCTACCACAGGCAACCCTGGATGATAAACAGCAGACTGCACTGAATAACAGCGAGCGCGAACTGGCTCTGTCCCGCCTGAAGGGGGAAGCCCGTGAGCGTGCCCGCTTGGGTTATGCTGCGGATGATCTCGGCTTTGTGGGAGAGGCGTATCAGACAGCCAGACAGAATTATATCAATAACTCACTGGATGCCTGGCGAAATAACCAGGCAAATAAACCCAAAGCGCATAAAAAGACCGAAGCGGAAAAAACAGAAGATATTTATAAACGGCTGATTAAACAGCAAAAAGAACAAATAGCACTGGCAGGGCAGAATACTGAACTGGCTAAGATGAAATATCAGGTCAGTCAGGGCGAATTATCAACCCTGTCAGAAGCGCAGAAAAAAACGCTTTTGCAGAATGCAGCACTCATCGACCAGAAAAAGATTCGTGAGCAGCTTGCTGCGTATGAAAGCAGCCTGGCGGACAGTAATGCCAGTACCCGGGCGTCTAACGACGCGCAGTTACTGGGATATGGTGAAGGCTCACGGATGCGTGAACGACTCCAGGAAATGTGGAGTATCCGGCATGAGTTTGAGCAGAAAAATAACGAGCTGCTGAGACAGTATCAGGCCGGAGAAATTGAAGAAGCCCTGTGGAAACAGGAGAAAGAACTGAATAAAAAATATCTGGAAGAGCGTCTCAGCGATCAGCAGGATTATTATGCAAAGGCCGATGCTTTACGTAATAACTGGAATGCAGGACTCCAGGAGGGGCTGACCAACTGGGCAGACAGTGCCACCGATTATGCTTCGCAGGCGGCAGATGCTGTCGTTTCCACTATGGACGGACTGGTATCAAATATTTCCGATGCACTGGCCGGAAATGTTGTGGACTGGAGAAACTGGGGGAGTTCAATTCTCCAGGAAGTTTCAAAAATTCTGATGAATGCGGCCATTGTTAACGGACTGAAGTCACTCTCCGGTGCCGGAGGGTGGCTTGGTACGGTCGGCGGATGGATTTCGGGGGCGGTGGCAAACGCAAAAGGTGGTGTTTACACATCGGCAAATCTGAGTGCTTACAGTAACACTATTGTGGATACACCGACGTATTTTGCTTTTGCGAAAGGTGCCGGGCTGATGGGCGAGGCCGGGCCTGAAGCTATCATGCCACTGACACGGGCAGCGGACGGCTCTCTTGGGGTCAGAGCCATTGGCAATGTGAATAGTGGCGGGGGGGTTGTTTATTCTCCCGTGTATCACATCAGCATTCAGAACCAAGGGAGCAATGGCGAGATAGATGCGCGCTCAGCCAGGGGACTGGTGGATCTGATCGACAGCAGGGTTGTGTCAATTATGCAGTCATCGCGTCGGGATGGAGGATTGTACAGTGCCTGAGCCTGAAGTTTTTAACTGGATCCCCCGTGAGGGGATGGAGACGACACGAAAGCCATCAGTTATTACGGTAAAGTTTGGTGACGGATATGAACAGAGACGGGCTGGTGGTCTGAATGCGGATCTGAAAACGTTTAAACCGGTATTTCGTGTCACAGATGAATATTCCCGTGCCGCGCTGGACAGTTTTTTATCCCGTCATGCCGGGATTCGTGCTTTTTTGTGGCGTCCGCCAAAACACAACAGGACTGTCCGGGTTGTCTGCAGGGAGTGGAGCATTTCGGATAATGCCATGTATACCGATTTTAACTGTACCTTTGAAGAGGTCACTCACTGATGCAGGATATACAGCAGGAAACACTCAATGAGTGCACTAAAACGGAGCAATCCGCGCTGATCGTGCTCTGGGAAATTGATCTGACAGAGGTCGGCGGAGATCATTATTTCTTCTGTAATGAGCAGAACGAAAAAGGTGAACCAGTCACCTGGCAGGGGCGGCAGTATCAGGCCTATCCCATTCAGGGAAGTGGATTTGAGATGAACGGCAAAGGAGCCAGTGCAAGGCCAACGCTGAAAGTCTCTAATCTGCACGGCATGGTCACCGGGATGGCGGAAGACCTGCAGAGTCTGGTCGGCGGAACGGTGGTCCGGCGTAAGGTTTACGCCCGTTTTCTGGATGCGGTGAACTTCGTCAACGGAAACAGTGACGCCGATCCGGAGCAGGAGGTGATCAGCCGCTGGCGCATCGAGCAGTGCAGCGAACTGAGCGCGGTGAGTGCCTCTTTTGTACTGTCCACGCCGACGGAAACGGACGGTGCCGTTTTTCCGGGACGTATCATGCTGGCCAACACCTGCACCTGGACCTATCGCGGTGATGAGTGCGGTTATCACGGTCCGGCGGTAGCGGATGAATATGATCAGCCGACGTCCGATATCACGAAGGATAAATGCAGCAAGTGCCTGAGCGGCTGTAAGTTTCGCAATAACGTCGGCAACTTTGGCGGCTTCCTTTCCATTAACAAACTTTCGCAGTAAATCCCATGACACAGACAGAATCAGCGATTCTGGCGCACGCCCGGCGATGTGCGCCAGCGGAGTCGTGCGGCTTCGTGGTGAGAGCGCCGGAGGGGGAAAGATATTTTCCCGGCGTGAATATTTCCGGTGAGCCGGAGGATTATTTCCGGATGGCTCCGGAGGACTGGCTGCAGGCAGAAATGCAGGGTGAGATTGTGGCGCTGGTCCACAGCCACCCCGGTGGTCTGCCCTGGCTGAGTGAGGCTGACCGGCGGCTGCAGGTGCAGAGTGATTTGCCGTGGTGGCTGGTCTGCCGGGGGGCGATTCATAAGTTCCGCTGTGTGCCGCATCTCACCGGGCGGCGCTTTGAGCACGGGGTGACGGACTGTTACACGCTGTTCCGGGATGCTTATCATCTGGCGGGGATTGAGATGCCGGATTTTCATCGCGAGGATGACTGGTGGCGTCACGGTCAGAATCTCTATCTTGACAATATGGAGGCAACGGGTTTTTACCGTGTCCCACTGACAGAGGCGCAGCCTGGCGACGTGCTGCTGTGCTGTTTTGGTTCATCGGTGCCGAATCATGCCGCCATTTACTGTGGCGACGGCGAGCTGCTGCACCATATTCCTGAACAACTGAGCAAACGAGAGAGGTATACAGACAAATGGCAGCGACGCACACACTCCCTCTGGCGTCACCGGGCATGGCACGCATCTGCCTTTACGGGGATTTACAACGATTTGGCCGCCGCATCGACCTTCGTGTGACAACGGGGGCCGAAGCCATCCGGGCGCTGGCCACGCAGCTTCCGTCGTTTCGCCAGAAACTGAATGAGGGCTGGTATCAGGTGCGCATTGCCGGGCGTGATGCAGGCGAAAATGAATTATCAGCCCGTCTTAATGAACCGCTGGCAAATGGTGCTGTGATCCATATCGTGCCGCGTCTGGCAGGAGCCAAAAGTGGCGGTGTGTTTCAGGCGGTGCTGGGTGCGGCGCTGATTGCAGTGGCGTGGTGGAACCCTGCAGGCTGGCTGGGAGCTGCGGCTTTATCGGGCATGTATGCTGCGGGGGCCAGTATGATCCTTGGCGGTGTGGCGCAGATGCTGGCACCGAAAGCCAGAACTCCCCGTACACAGACAACGGATAACGGTAAGCAGAACACCTATTTCTCCTCACTGGATAACATGGTTGCCCAGGGCAATGTTCTGCCCGTTCTGTACGGTGAAATGCGCGTGGGGTCGCGGGTGGCTTCTCAGGAGATCAGCACGGCAGACGAAGGGGACGGTGGTCAGGTTGTGGTGATTGGTCGCTGATGCAAAATGTTTTATGTGAAACCGCCTGCGGGCGGTTTTGTCGTTTATGGAGCGTGACGAATGGGTAAAGGCAGCAGTAAGGGGCATACCCCGCGCGAAGCGAAGGACAACCTGAAGTCCACGCAGTTGCTGAGTGTGATCGATGCCATCAGCGAAGGGCCGGTTGAAGGTCCGGTGGATGGATTAAAAAGCGTGCTGCTGAACAGTACGCCGGTGCTGGACACTGAGGGGAATACCAACATCGCCGGTGTCACGGTGGTGTTCCGTGCCGGTGAGCAGGAGCAGACACCGCCGGAGGGGTTTGAATCCTCCGGCTCCGAGACGGTGCTGGGTACGGAAGTGAAATATGACACGCCGATCACCCGCACCATTACGTCTGCAAACATCGACCGTCTGCGCTTTACCTTCGGTGTGCAGGCACTGGTGGAAACCACCTCAAAGGGGGACCGGAATCCGTCGGAAGTTCGCCTGCTGGTTCAGATACAGCGTAATGGTGGCTGGGTGACGGAAAAAGACATCACCATTAAGGGCAAAACCACCTCGCAGTATCTGGCCTCGGTGGTGGTGGATAACCTGCCGCCGCGCCCGTTTAATATCCGGATGCGCAGGATGACGCCGGACAGCACCACAGACCAGCTGCAGAACAAAACGCTCTGGTCGTCATACACCGAAATCATCGATGTGAAACAGTGCTACCCGAACACGGCACTGGTCGGCGTGCAGGTGGACTCGGAGCAGTTCGGCAGCCAGCAGGTGAGCCGTAATTATCATCTTCGCGGACGCATTCTGCAGGTGCCGTCGAACTATAACCCGCAGACGCGGCAATACAGCGGTATCTGGGACGGAACGTTTAAGCCAGCATACAGCAACAACATGGCCTGGTGTCTGTGGGATATGCTGACCCACCCGCGCTACGGCATGGGTAAACGTCTTGGTGCGGCAGATGTGGATAAATGGGCGCTGTATGTCATCGGCCAGTGTTGCGACCAGTCGGTGCCGGACGGTTTTGGCGGCACGGAGCCGCGCATCACCTGTAATGCCTGGCTGACCACACAGCGTAAGGTGTGGGATGTTCTCAGTGATTTCTGCTCGGCGATGCGCTGTATGCCGGTATGGAACGGGCAGACGCTGACGTTCGTGCAGGACCGACCGTCGGATAAGGTGTGGACCTATAACCGCAGTAATGTGGTGATGCCGGATGATGGCGCGCCGTTCCGCTACAGCTTCAGCGCCCTGAAGGACCGCCATAATGCCGTTGAGGTGAACTGGATTGACCCGAACAACGGCTGGGAGACGGCGACAGAGCTTGTGGAGGATACGCAGGCCATTGCCCGTTACGGTCGTAATGTCACGAAGATGGATGCCTTTGGCTGTACCAGCCGGGGGCAGGCACATCGCGCCGGGCTGTGGCTGATTAAAACAGAACTGCTGGAAACGCAGACCGTGGATTTCAGCGTGGGCGCAGAAGGGCTTCGCCATGTGCCGGGCGATGTCATTGAAATCTGCGATGATGACTATGCGGGGATCAGCATCGGCGGGCGCGTGCTGGCGGTGAACAGCCAGACCCGGACGCTGACGCTTGACCGTGAAATCACGCTGCCATCCTCCGGTACCACGCTGATAAGCCTGGTTGACGGAAGTGGCAATCCGGTCAGCGTGGAGGTCCAGTCCGTCACCGACGGCGTGAAGGTAAAAGTGAGCCGTGTTCCTGACGGCGTTGCCGGATACAGCGTATGGGGGCTGAAGTTGCCGACGTTGCGCCAGCGCCTGTTCCGCTGTGTGAGTATCCGTGAGAACGATGACGGCACGTATGCCATCACTGCCGTGCAGCATGTACCGGAAAAAGAAGCCATCGTGGATAACGGGGCGCACTTTGACGGCGACCAGAGCGGCACGGTGAATGGTGTCACGCCGCCCGCGGTGCAGCACCTGACTGCCGAAGTCACCGCAGACAGCGGGGAGTATCAGGTACTGGCCCGCTGGGACACGCCGAAGGTGGTGAAGGGCGTGAGTTTCCTGCTTCGCCTGACCGTGGCAGCGGATGACGGCAGTGAGCGGCTGGTCAGCACGGCCCGGACGACGGAAACCACATACCGCTTCACGCAACTGGCGCTGGGGAATTACAGGCTGACAGTCCGGGCGGTAAATGCGTGGGGACAGCAGGGCGATCCGGCATCGGTATCGTTCCGGATTGCCGCACCGGCAGCGCCGTCTCGGATTGAGCTGACGCCGGGCTATTTTCAGATAACCGCCACGCCGCATCTTGCGGTTTATGATCCGACGGTACAGTTTGAGTTCTGGTTCTCGGAAAAGCGGATTGCGGATATCAGGCAGGTTGAAACCACAGCACGCTATCTTGGTACGGCGTTGTACTGGATAGCCGCCAGTATCAATATCAGGCCGGGCCATAATTATTATTTTTACGTTCGCAGTGTGAACACCGTTGGCAAATCGGCATTCGTGGAGGCTGTTGGTCAGCCGAGTGATGACGCATCCGGCTATCTGGATTTTTTCAAAGGCGAGATAGGGAAAACCCATCTGGCTCAGGAGCTGTGGACGCAGATTGATAACGGTCAGCTTGCGCCTGACCTGGCTGAAATCAGGACATCCATTACGGATGTCAGCAATGAAATCACACAGACCGTCAATAAGAAACTGGAAGACCAGAGTGCAGCGATCCAGCAGATACAGAAGGTTCAGGTTGATACAAATAATAACCTGAACAGCATGTGGGCTGTGAAGCTGCAGCAGATGCAGGACGGACGCCTTTATATTGCGGGTATCGGTGCCGGTATTGAGAATACGCCAGCAGGAATGCAGAGTCAGGTGCTGCTGGCGGCAGACAGGATTGCGATGATTAATCCTGCGAATGGCAACACAAAGCCGATGTTTGTTGGTCAGGGTGATCAGATATTCATGAACGACGTGTTCCTGAAATATCTGACGGCTCCCACCATTACCAGCGGCGGTAATCCTCCTGCATTTTCCCTTACACCGGACGGGCGACTGACGGCGAAAAATGCGGATATCAGTGGCAGTGTGAATGCGAACGCCGGGACGCTCAACAATGTCACGATAAATGAAAACTGTCGGGTTCTGGGAAAACTGTCTGCGAACCAGATTGAAGGCGATCTCGTTAAAACAGTGGGCAAAGCTTTCCCCCGGGACTCCCGTGCACCGGAGCGGTGGCCATCAGGGACCATTACCGTCAGGGTTTATGACGATCAGCCGTTTGACCGGCAGATTGTTATTCCCGCGGTGGCGTTTCGTGGCGCTAAACATGAGCGGGAGAATAACGATATTTATTCGTCATGCCGCCTGATAGTGAAGAAAAACGGTGCTGAAATTTATAACCGTACCGCGCTGGATAATACGCTGGTTTACAGTGGCGTTATTGATATGCCTGCCGGTCACGGTCACATGACGCTGGAGTTTTCGGTATCAGCGTGGCTGGTAAATGACTGGTATCCCACAGCCAGTATCAGTGATTTGCTGGTTGTGGTGATGAAGAAATCCACAGCAGGTATCACGATTAGCTGAATTTTCATAACCCATATGCGGGCGCCATTTCTGGCGCCTTTTTTATTGCAGAAAAGCGAGAGGTAATTATGCGTAAAGTTTGTGCAGTCATTTTGTCCGCAGCCATCTGTCTGGCCGTATCCGGTGCGCCTGCATGGGCGTCTGAGCAGCAGGCCACACTGAGCGCAGGGTATCTTCATGCCCGTACGAACGCTCCCGGCAGCGATAATCTGAACGGGATTAACGTGAAATACCGTTATGAGTTTACGGACACGCTGGGGCTGATTACGTCATTCAGTTATGCCAACGCTGAAGATGAGCAAAAAACGCATTACAGCGATACCCGCTGGCATGAAGATTCCGTGCGTAACCGCTGGTTCAGCGTGATGGCGGGGCCGTCTGTGCGCGTGAATGAATGGTTCAGCGCGTATGCGATGGCGGGTGTGGCTTACAGCCGTGTGTCGACTTTCTCCGGGGATTATCTCCGCGTAACTGACAACAAGGGGAAAACGCACGATGTGCTGACCGGAAGTGATGACGGTCGCCACAGCAACATGTCTCTGGCGTGGGGGGCTGGCGTGCAGTTTAACCCGACCGAATCCGTGGCCATTGATGTCGCTTATGAAGGCTCCGGCAGTGGCGACTGGCGCACTGACGGTTTCATCGTGGGTGTCGGTTATAAGTTCTGATTAGCCAGGTAACACAGTGTTATGACAGCCCGCCGGTTCAGGCGGGCTTTTTTGTGGGGTGAATATGGCAGTAAAGATTTCAGGTGTACTGAAAGACGGTGCAGGTAAACCGGTACAGAACTGCACAATCCAGCTGAAAGCAAAACGTAACAGCACCACGGTGGTGGCGAACACGGTGGCCTCAGAAAATCCGGATGAAGCCGGGCGTTACAGCATGGACGTTGAGTACGGTCAGTACAGCGTTATTCTGTTGGTGGAAGGCTTCCCGCCATCGCATGCCGGGACCATCACCGTGTATGAAGACTCACAACCGGGTACGCTGAATGATTTTCTCGGTGCCATGACGGAGGATGATGTCCGTCCGGAGGCACTGCGCCGCTTTGAACTGATGGTGGAAGAGGTGGCGCGTAACGCGTCCGCAGTGGCGCAGAACACAGCAGCCGCGAAGAAGTCAGCCAGCGATGCCGGCACATCAGCCCGTGAGGCGGCAACCCGTGCAACTGATGCTGCAGGCTCAGCACGTGCAGCCAGCACGTCAGCCGGACAGGCCGCGTCGTCGGCTCAGTCAGCGTCTTCCAGCGCAGGAACAGCATCAACAAAGGCCACTGAAGCATCAAAAAGTGCTGCCGCCGCAGAGTCTTCAAAAAGCGCGGCAGCCACCAGTGCCGGTGCAGCGAAAACGTCAGAAACGAATGCCGCAGCATCACAAAAATCTGCGGCCACTTCTGCATCCACCGCGACCACGAAAGCGTCAGAAGCTGCCACCTCAGCCCGGGATGCGTCGGCTTCAAAAGTGGCGGCAAAATCATCAGAAACGAGCGCAGCCTCGAGCGCCGGCAGTGCAGCTTCCTCGGCAACGGCGGCAGGAAATTCCGCGAAGGCCGCAAAAACGTCTGAGACGAATGCGGATAACAGCGCACAGGCGGCAGCAGACTCACAAACTGCATCGGCAAATTCCGCGACAGCAGCCAAAAAATCAGAAACCAACGCGAAAAATAGTGAGTCAGCAGCAAAGGTCAGCGAAACCAACGCTAAAGCGTCAGAGAACAAGGCGAAAGAATGTCTCGACAAGGTCGGGGGACTCGTCAGCCCGATGACGCAATACGATTGGCCCGTTGTTACTGGTAATGAGTCTTTTTACATAAAGATCGCGAAACTTTCCGATCCTGGAACCAGCAGAAGTCATGTAACGCTAATGGTTACTAACGCTGGTAACTACGGCTCCCCTTACGGAAACATTGACTTTATCGAGATCTCGGCGCGCGGTCTGCCTTCTTTGCTTAGTGCGGATAATGTTTCTCGTCATCTGAGTATACGCCGCTTAGGGTCAACCGGGCTGACCGATAACAACCAGATGCGTTACGGCCTGGTTAAAGGTGACGGCTTTATTGAGGTTTGGGCATTCCAGGGTGCGTTTATTAACGACGCAAAGGTTGCGGTGCTGGCGCAGACAACACTAAACACAGAATTATACATTCCAGACGGATTTGTTAAGCAAACCGCCGCGCCTTCTGGATATATTGAAGGCAACGTTGTAAGGATTTACGACCAGGTAAACAAGCCGACTAAAGCAGATTTGGGTCTTTCTAATGCTATGCTTACAGGCGCTTTCGGTCTTGGCGGTAGCGGGATATCAACAAACGGCAAGATGAGCGATGTAGAGATCTTAAAAGCTCTGCGTGACAAAGGTGGTCATTTCTGGCGCGGTGATAAGCCGACCGGAAGCACGGCGACCATTTATAGCCACGGTTCTGGTATATTCTCGCGGTGCGGCGATACGTGGTCAGCGATCAATATCGACTACTCAACCGCGAAGATTAAGATCTATGCCGGCAACGATGCCCGGCTTAACAACGGGACTTTTAGCGTCAATGAGCTATACGGCTCGGCAAACAAGCCGTCGAAATCGGATGTTGGACTTGGCAACGTAACTAATGATGCGCAGGTGAAAAAATCCGGCGATGTTATGTCAGGTGACTTGACGATCAAAAAAGACACGCCGTCACTCTTCCTTCGGGCAGGTAGTGGAACTGGTGCTGCCGCTGTGCGGTTTTATACTGGCGATAACACAGAGCGCGGCATAATCTATGCTGGTCCTAACACTGATTCGCTTGGCGAAGTTCGCATCAGGGCAAAGACAGCAGGGGGGACATCAGGAGGGGATCTTGTTGTTCGTCACGACGGGAGGGTTGAGGTCCGTGATCTCACAGTAGCGTATAAAATTAAAAGCAGAACGATTGAGATTGCAAATACCGACACTGACTCATCGGCAACTACGCTCAGCATCTATGGAGCACAGCACACGCCGTTGGTTTTAACGCGTTCTGGTTCTTCTGAAAATGTGTCCATTGGGTTTAAGTTAGACAACGTGAACCAAAAGTATCTTGGAATTGATACTAATGGGGATCTGGCTTTTGGCGAGAGTCCTGATCAGAAACAAAACAGCAAATTGATCACGCAAGCGAAACTCGACAAGGGATTAACGATTGGTGGTCAACTGGCTTTCAAAGGTACGACAGCGTTTTCAGCCGCTGCTACGTTCAGTGCCGGGATAGCAGGAGCTATCGAGCCGGAAAACATTGGCGGCCAGAAGGTTGATCTTAACAACCTGACCATCAGGTCAGATGCCGGGGCGGTTAAATACTATAGTTGTCCATCCTCTGCAGGTGGTGCAAATATCACCAACAAGCCTGACGGTGTAACCGGTAACTTTTTGCTCCGTGTAGAGTCGACTCGCAAAGTTTCTGCTTCGGATTATGCGAACATGCAAACGCTGATCAGCAACGACACAAAACGTATATACGTTCGCTTTGTTGTTAATGGAAACTGGACAGCGTGGAGTCAGGTTGTTGTTTCCGGATGGAATCAGGATATAACTGTCAGGTCGTTAACCACATCTAGTCCGGTAAAATCTGGCGGAGGGCGAATTGATGTCCTTGGAAGCACGTCAGACTATAGCAAAATGGATTGCTTTGTACGTGGGTTTGATAGCACCGGTAATTCTCTCGCGTGGGCGTTGGGTTCATCAGCCGGCGTAAGTAAGATGCTGTCGCTAAAAAATTTCTTTAGCGGAGCTGAGATACTGTTAAATGGTAATGACGGCACGGTTCAACTCAAAACAGGTGCTGTTAACGGGGCTACAGCGCAGGCGCTCACTATCAACAGGAATGAGGTTAACTCAACTGTTGATTTAACCCTTACAAAACAATCAGGGACTGGCAATCGTTTTGTTTTACAGAACTCAGGTAATGCAGAACTACCGTTTTCTGTCAGGGTGTGGGGTTCCAGTACTCGACAAAACGTTTTTGAGGTTGGCACGTCTGCTGCGTATCTGTTTTATGCGCAAAAAACAACAGACGGGCAAAACCTTACTGTAAACGGAAGTGTTAACTGCACCACACTGAATCAGTCATCAGACCGCAGACTGAAAGAAAATATCGAGATTATCGATAACGCGACTGACGCAATCCGCAAAATTAATGGATACACGTACACGCTCAAGGAGAATGGGGCACATTGCGCCGGGGTTATAGCCCAGGAAGTTGAAGAGGCCATCCCGGAGGCCGTTGGTTCATTCATCCATTACGGTGAAGAGTTGCAAGGCCCGACCGTTGACGGCAACGAGCTACGCGAAGAAACGCGCTATCTTAATGTTGACTACGCCGCCGTGACGGGTTTACTTGTTCAGGTCGCCCGTGAAACAGATGATCGCGTTACCGCGCTGGAAGAGGAAAACACAACGCTACGTCAAAATCTGGCAACAGCAGGCACCCGGATCAGCACTCTGGAAAATCAGGTAAGCGAACTGGTTGCACTTGTCCGGCAGTTAACAGGAAGCGAACATTGA